TAGTTCTTCATCATCGTATATTTTTATTGGTTTTTTTGTTGATGAAATCATATCCTCATTATCAGAGTCTTCATTTTCAGAAACAGAGGAGGTTTCACTAATATCGCCAATCTTCTCGTCAAATTCATCCATACTATAGATTATATATACTTTATTTTTTAATTTTATTTCAATTCAATTTTTTATTTTGATATCCAAGTGTAATCACAATCTGGACAAATATATACAAACTTAAGATTTTCCTCATCAAATCGCAAAAATATAACCTCATGCTCTGTTGTAGCTGTAGCATCCCCACCACTTGTTTGATTTGTCTTACATAATTCACTCGGACATTTCATTGCAATACGTGGTAATGTAGGGTCCAATTTGGTATAAGGGTTGATGATATGGTCAAATTTTTGTTCTGTTTTCTTTAATTGATTTTCTAAAACACATAAGCCCTCATTTGTTAATGTGTCGTCTACATTACCACAATGTCTACAATAATGTATTAACGAGTTACAATTATTATCATCTATTTTCATGTAATACATGTTACCACAATTGTTGCAAAATTTCATTATATACTAAATACGAAGATTTATATTTAAATGAGTTTATAAAAAAATACATTCAATTTTTTATAAACCAAATGCGGATTGTATCAATGCATTTTTGTTGGAAGTTTCATTTTGCTCACTATTACGTTTCACCTTATAAACGGATTTATTTGTAGTACTCTGGTCCACATGTAGTGAGAATGTGTCATTATCTTCATATAATTCCGGTAATATTCGTGTCATAGGCTTTTCAACTGTCAATAATAAATGCTCAGAATTTAATAAACGTCTATATTCTGTTATAGATATATTTCCATAAAATTTCTCCAATGTATAATAAGGGTTTGGTGCTGGTTTAATATTCTTCTTATAATCATAGATTTTTCCATATATTTGATTGAGCAAATTGTAACGTTCAAATTTAATGGAATCGTCTAAGTGTTCATTCATCAAATATGCTACTGCACATTCAGGACCACAAAATGAACCATATCCACTTATTTCATAATCCATTTCTTGTTTTGGAATATAACATGATGGATTATCATATTCATATGTACACCAGAAACAAGCCGATTTTTTATCATCCAACCCGTTTTTATGTAGCTCTAGTTTCAAAAATTTGAGTTTATTTACAATGTTTTTCATGTTTACATTTTCATTGTTGTCCTTCTTTTGTATTTTCTGACAAACATCACATACTATCTTATTGTCTTCATTTTTGTATGCATATTTTACAGGTTGTAAATTGATATTTTCCTGTAAAGAGAAAAAAGTTTCTTGTTCAGCATTGAAACTTTCAATTTCTGGTGGAACACTTGGGTCATATGTAATTTCATTTAATTCCTTACTTTGTTTCAGATCTTGTAATGAACACTTCAAATGCAAAATAATATTAGATGATACAAATGAATCATTGGATGAATTGTTATTTGTTGTCAATATTTTACTACCTTTTGGTTTGCGGCCTCTTTTTTTGGGCTGTGTTTCCGTATTTGAAATAGGCTCCTGTATTGGTTTCACCTCTATTTCTATTTTTATATTCTCTTGTTCCTTCTTCTTTCTTCCGCGCTTCTTTTTCTCAATAGTAGACATATTTTATATATCTTTTTAATACAAACAATTTTAAATTGTTTTAATAAATTACTTGTCTTTATACAAGTGAATACTTTAATCAACAGGTAATATTTTTTCACAAATGACAGGATTTTCTTCATCATAACATTTCCTACATAATGGTTTGTAGTTTGTAACGCCTATATCCACTTGATTAGAATTTTCTGCTATATTAATTTTGTGTGTAAATAAAGCTTTATTATAACACTTTTCACAGAAAGCTGTTTTCTTTTCAACATAATCACAATATGGAATCAAACCCAATATTTCGCCGAATTTTTCGCGTTTGAAATCTCCGTCTAGTGCATATATGAACACTTTTTTCCCACATTCAACCATGCTTCTAACGACAACATCCAGATTTTTGAAAAACTGTCCTTCATTAATCAATATATAGTCAGCATCATTTAACTCATGATAATGTGGATTTTTACTATCAAACCATATATCCATGATATTTTCCACCATGATACATGGTATTTCAATTAGGTCATGACTAACGATTTTGTTGTCACCATAACGTGTATCTAAATGAAAATTAATGGCGACGACATTTTTATCTCTTGATACTTCGTAATACTTTGTAATGAGTTGTTTAGTTTTACCAGCAAACATAGGACCAAGTGTAATGTGTAAATAACCTACCATTTATATATGGAAATATGAATATTATAAAAATAATACGTTTATGTGTTTTTAATTCGTTTAATATAACATTTCAATTTTGTTATATAAATATTTGGATTTACAACATAATATGAACGAAAATATTCCATGGGTTGAAAAATACAGACCAACACAATTTGATAATATTGTATTAGATTCTATGAATAGGAAAATATTTGAAAATATATTAAACACTAAATATTTCCCCAATTTGTTATTTTATGGACCACCTGGAACCGGGAAAACGACAACTATTATCAACTTAATTAATACATATCAACAAATGCATTATAAGATAGATAAGAGTCTAATTATTCATTTAAATGCTTCTGATGAACGAGGTATAGATATTGTTCGAAACCAAATAAGCACGTTTGTGAAGAGTAATTGTTTGTTTGAGACTGGTGTAAAGTTCGTGATATTGGATGAAGTAGATTATATGACGAAATCTGCTCAACAGGCATTCAAATATTTATTGCAGTCATGTAGAGATAATGTGAAATTCTGTTTGATTTGTAATTATATTAGTAAAGTAGATGAATCGTTGAAAAATGAATTCATTTGTATTCGGTTCAATCAATTACCTCCAAATGAAATACATGACTTTGTTTATAATATATCATTAAAAGAGAATTTGCATTTGGAAAAGAACACCATTGAGGCAATACAGAAAATTTATCGTTCCGATATCAGAAGTATCATAAATTTTATACAATTAAATCAATATTTGGATTATGAAGAATGGACATCTAGTGTATTGAACAATTCAATTTATGATTCTATTTATAACATATTGAATAGTAGTAGTTCTATTGCAGATGTCACTCATTATATACATAACTTGTCTATTCAATATAATAAGGACATTAAGACACTCTTATTGAATTATTTTGACTACATTATACGTAATAAAATGTCAATTGTTGATTCAAAATGGTTGAATAAAATAAAATGTTTGATTCATAACCATGAATTGAAAGATGAAACATTATTGAATAATTTTTATCAGCTAATGACGTGTTAGAATATGTTTTTATAATAATGATACTATATAAACATATAAAGCTAATGATATACATTAAATAGTATGGTATTAATCTGTAATGAACCCTATAAGAAAAATGATTATGATGAACATTTTGCAAGATTTGATTTTGAATTATCTGATTTCCAAAAATATGCAATAGAAGCCATTGTGGAGAAACAGCATTGTTTAGTTACTGCTCACACGGGTTCAGGAAAGACACTTCCTGCCGAATTTGCAATATATTGGTTTGTTGAAAATGGCAAAAAAGTAGTATATACGAGTCCAATAAAAGCATTGTCCAATCAAAAGTATTATGACTTTTGTCAGAAATTTCCAAATATAAGTGTTGGATTATTTACTGGCGATATTAAGATAAATCCAAATGCGGATGTATTGATAATGACCACTGAAATATTGATGAATTACTTATTTCAAATAAATAGTACAAATGAAATTGTGGTGGATGAACGGAACTATGATTTCCAATTAAATATTCAGGATGAACTGGGTTGTGTGATTTTTGATGAAGTACATTATATTAATGATGAACACAGAGGACAAAATTGGGAAAAGACGATATTAATGTTGCCGAACCATATTCAAATGGTGATGTTGTCAGCTACAATAGATAGGCCTGATAAATTCGCCTTGTGGATAGAGAAAAATAAAAATAAATCTGTTTATTTGTGTAGTACATACAGTCGTGTTGTTCCATTGACTCATTATGGCTTCATGACAACAAATGAAGGAATATTCAAGAAAATCAAATCCAAAGAACTTCAACAGAAGATACGTGCACAAACTAATGATTTTATTGTATTGAAGACCGCGCAAGATGAATATAAGTCCAATAATTATGACATACTGTATTCCACGTGTGATATATTCAATAAAAATAATGTATTTGTGAATAAAACCCATATATTGAATCAGCTTGTGAAGCGTCTTTTTGAAAAAGAGATGTTGCCCGCAATTGTCTTTGTATTTTCCCGTAAAAACGTAGAAGCATACGCAAAGTCCATTACTACAAATATATTGGAATTTGATAGTAAAATCCCTTACACCATAAAATATGAATGCGACCAAATCATTAGAAAATTACCGAATTATCAAGAATACTTACATTTACCAGAATATAACATGTTGGTTCAATTATTGGAAAAAGGAATTGGTATTCACCATTCGGGTATGATTCCGATATTACGTGAGATTGTGGAAAAAATGATATCTAAGAAGTGTGTGAAATTATTATTTGCAACGGAATCATTTGCAATTGGTTTGGATTGTCCTATACGAACAGCAGTATTTACTAGTCTAACGAAATTTGATGGTAATAAAATGCGGTATTTGTTTTCACATGAATATGGTCAAGCTGCTGGGCGAGCTGGTCGTCGTGGTTTGGATGTTGTTGGTCATGTTATACATTGTAATAATATGTTTGAGCTACCTTCCAGTAATGAATATAAAGATATTCTGTGTGGAAAACCGCAAACTTTATTGAGTAAATTTCATATATCATTTGATACAATATTGAGTCTGATAAAAAATGGACAAACACATCTAGAGGATTTCCATGGTTTCATAAACAAATCCATGTTAAAAGAAGAGTTGGATAATTCACATGACTCTGCACAAAGACTATTAAATGAAACTATAGAGTCTTGTGATAAACAAGAAAAATCAGCGAGGAATCTTAAAACGAGTTACGAAGATATGGAAAAATATAATGAAATGGAGTTGTATTTACCAAATGCGCCAAATAAGAAAAGGAAGGAAATCCTGAGAAGTATGCAAAATATAAGTGATAATACACGAAGTTTTAAGATTGATTATACACAATATAAAAAATATATTGAATCAAGAAATATGATAAATGAGTATACAAGTGAATGCAATCATTTTGAAAATTACATATCAAATGGTGTTGACAATATGATTAAGTTGTTGATAGAAAAGGACTTTGTTACGAGAAATACAGATAAGGAAAATAATTTCATTATGACCCAAAAGGGTGAAGAGGCATCATGTTTGGCGGAAATACATGGACTAGTATTTGTAGATTATTTAAAATATTGCAATTATTTTGAAAATTATGATGCAATACAGATGATTTGCCTTTTGTCTATTTTTATAGATGTTAAGGTAAATGAAGACTACCGAATAAATTTTCCTAAATCTAAAGATGATATATTAAATAACCATGCAAGAAAAATAATGGAATTAATGGATGTGTATTATGACTTAGAGGTAAAATTCAATGTAAATTCTGGATTTAATTATAAAGATGCACTATGTTTTGACTTAATGGATAGTGTGATGTTATGGTGTAAATGTAGTAATATTGAAGAGTGTAAGTATTTTATAGAAACACAATTAGTACCAATGGAGATTTCGCTGGGAGAATTTACAAAGGGTTTATTGAAAATACTGGCCATGTCCAAAGAATTGATAAAAATGACTTATATTACAAATAATGTGGCTTTGGAATTTGAATTAAACAAAATAGAGTCATATTTAATGAAGTTCATAGTAACAACACAAAGTATATATATATAATTGAATAATACGTTGATGATTCATAATATTGTCCAAATATTGTAATATTATGAATATACTTAACAAACAATTCCGTCATTGATTTTTTTAGTGATATTTTCTTCTAATTCTACAAGCTTGTCGGTTTCTTTGTTAACTGTATTATTATGCTCATCTTTAATTGGAGTATTGGCTTCGTTCATACTATTGGTCACTGCATCTGCAGCAGAAATATCTATTTTTATATTTCCACCTAGTGAATTTTTATGAAAATTTTGATAATGTTCAAGTAAATTAGTATTATTTAAATTACGCGGTGATAAGTCAAATAATCTTGGTGCCTCGCTATCATCCCCTTGACTGCTAGACGATTCATAATTACTGGGTATAGATGCCAATAAATCTGATTTCATTTTTCTATCCAATAAATTGGATGATTCACATAACTTAATATATAATGAATATTTTTCATTTAAATATTCCTTGCCATCTTCAAGACGATTTTCACGACATAAAGCAAGAGTTTTGAACAGATGAATCGCAAGTGTATAATATTCTTTGGATTGTTTTAATTCTAACTCCATTGATGTCTGTATTCCTAAATATAATTCAAGAGAACCAATAATACCCATGATCATACCTAATAAACAAGTAATACCACTAATAATTTGTTGGTCTAGTACTGGCTGTAAACCGACAGATGCAGTACTATTAACAGATGCTAATATTATTAATGGTAAACGAAACCATTTTCCATAAGATTTGAAAGTGTAATAACGTTTTCTATGATACTCGCTCAAATTAACGCAATTAATACGCAATTTTTCGCAAATTTCCTCAATTTCATCACTCCAATGATTATGATCCATTATATAGTATAATTATATTTTATGCTGGTTTTGTAAAAAAATTGTATATCAAACGCATTTACATAATAAGGCTATTTTGATAATCAGTGTATTTTATATCTGGAATGTCAAATATATCTTGATCGTTTTTTTTATAACAGGTCCTTATCATATGTAACATCATATTAAATATTTTTTTGTTTTGTTTTTCATTTTCCATATGAAAGAACTCATCTTTTTCTTGTAACGTCATATTGAATAAGTCATAATAATAATGTACTATTATTTGGATGTACAGATTTTCCGTTTCTATCAATATATGATACATGTAGTCAAATGTAGTCTGACTAAATAAGTTTTTTATTGTTTTATAAAGAATATTATTCTTGTGTCTGTAATATAAACAGAATGATATTAACAAGAGGTTTATAAATCTAATTCCGTTATTTATATGATGTTGTTCTTCAATATTTTCATGAAACATCCATGGTTCACAAATACAAAATTCACTATCCCAATCAATAACTTTCAATATAACTCGGCCATCTTTTATATTGAGAACTATATTGTCAGGTTTGAAATCATAATAAATATAGCCCATTTTAGTTATAGTATCAACAATATGTACTAATTGACTGCTTATATCGTCATCAAGTTCGTCAATATTCTTGTAGTAGTCATTACATTCTATAACATTATCGTATCTTTTTTTATAAAAGAAGTTTGACAATGTCATTTCATATGATTCAATAATAGTATACCGATGAATTTTTGAGTTCCAAATGATGTTTCCCATGAAATATATGTATGGACTGATATTGTGTTTAACTGCCTTCATTGCAATGTGTTCATCTAATTTTGTTATATGTGTGTCCAGATGAATTTCATCATTAAATTCTTCATTTTCAGTTTTCAAATAGCGTTTAGAAATTCGCAATGTGAAATCGCGATTGATGTAAATAATATTGTTACCACCTTTACATAGATAATTCCTATTTTTTATGTTAAATTTACTGAACACTGTTTCCCAACTATCTGTGAATCTTTCGTGTAATGGATTTATTCGTGGCTTTATTTGCGACATAGTCCTCATTTTTACAGTATCAAGTATTCGTAATTCGTTTGTTGTCATTATTGTGAATGTGGTTTTATGAATTATACATGATGTTTAAATATTATTTCAATTTTTCATAATTATATGTAATTATAATATATGCATAGTTCTTTTGGTATTATTAGAAAAATACATAATAATGACTATTATAAAGAATATTTGAATCTACTATCACAATTAACAGAAGTAAATCCAGAGAAAATAACTTATGAACTGTTTTCAAATTTTATAAATAATTTACACAAGGACCATCATGTATTTGTAAATGAATATAATAATAAGATTATTGCAACTGGAACATTACTAATTGAAAATAAATTAATTCATGGAATAAGTAAAGTAGGTCATATAGAAGATATTGTTGTTGATAAAAATCATCGTGGGTTAGGATTAGGTAAAAATATAATTAATCATTTGGCTGAATTTGCAGTAAGAGAAAAATGCTATAAAGTCATATTAAATTGTAAAGAAACTAATTGTAAATTTTATGAGAATTGTGGATTCAAACAATATGAAGTAGAAATGGTCAAATATACAAAATAAATATTTATACAAAATAAATATTTATAAGCATTTATTCCGGATTGCTGGACTTGAACCAGCGACCTGTGGGTTTACAGCCCAACGCTCTGCCAACTGAGCTAAACCCGGACAATATATTTTATGCTGAATATTTATATTGTTTTTTGATTTATTGATTTATTTGTTATTTATATGAATAATTAATAAAATTGAATTAAAATAATGATAATAGTATTAATTATATTGACATCATGGATATTACAAAACTAAACAAAACAGAATTATTGGATTTATGTGAAAAGAGAAATTTGAAGAAATATAAATCAAAGACAAAACAACAGTTAATTGAATTGCTTCAATCCAAACCAGTGAAAAAAATCAAAATAGACATATCAAATAATGTCACGTCGCCACAAGAAACCCAAGAGTTATCATTGGATACCATATATGAAGAAGATTGTATTGAAGGAATGAAGAAAATAAAAGACAATAGTGTTGATATTGTCATTTGTGACCCTCCCTATAATATTGGCAAGGATTTTGGAAATGATAGTGATAAACAGCAAATGGATGAATATTTGTTATGGTGTGATAAGTGGATATATGAATGTTTACGAATATTGAAACCTAATGGAACAATGTATATTTATGGTTTCAGTGAAATATTGGCATTTATTAGAACACGAGTGAATTGCAATGTACGGTGGTTAATATGGCATTACACGAACAAAGTAACGCCCTCTTTGAACTTCTGGCAAAGGACTCATGAAAGTATCTTATGTTGTTACAAAGAAAAACCAGTATTTAATCGCGATGATGTGCGCGAACCGTATACTGATAATTTCTTGAAAAATTCGGCTGGAAAAGTAAGGAAAGCTACCGTTGGACGCTTCAGTGACGGCACGAAGGAGACCACATATACAGCACATGAAGGCGGTGCATTACCAAGAGATGTAATTAAGACACCAGCATTAGCGGGTGGAGCAGGAAAACGAGAGCGTGTGGATCATCCGACACAGAAACCATTGAATTTATGTGATACATTGATAAGAGCATCTCGTGATAAAAATACAGAGTGTTTGGTTGTAGTACCATTTGCTGGTTCTGGCTCTGAATGTGTGAGTGCTAAAAAAAATGGTGTGAAATATATAGGATTTGAAATAAATAGTGCGTATATTGATATTGCAAATAAACGTTTGAATGATGCTGTTTGATGTTTATGATGTTTATGATGTTTATGATGTTTATGGATGATTACAATCAATATCAAATATATATGGGATTTTATCCAATGGTAATGTAGTCCATAACTGTGCGCTCATTGCTTTACCTATACTGGCAATGAATTCACCTGAACCCTTGTATTCCTTACCTGATTCTGATTCTTGCCATTGAAGTTGGTCCACTTTCACGAGTGAAGAAGGAAAGACAATCAACTTGTATGTTTTGTCAAAGGTTCTGTTCTTTGCCAACAAGAAGTAATAATCATCATGGTCTTTGCAGAAATGAACGATTTTTTCTTCAAGAGACTCATACGATGTACTTCTGCTGCCATTGAACTTCACACATTGCCTATTGTCAAGCTGTTTAGATGCTATGAATTGGCCTGACTTACATGATATTCTGCTGTTTTCAATGTTTTCTAAACGTAAGTCTTCGCCGACCGCATGGCTTCTATTGGGCTTCCATGATGTAGGTTGACCGAGTTCCTCAAAACTCCTATGTAACGTCTCTTCCCAGAACTCACCAATGAGTGGTAAACTAAACAAGCTGTGATATAGCTTGATGTTTTTCACTAATATAGGAAGGAGCTCAGGAAGGAGCGATACAACGGAAATTGGTGTAGATTGTTCGGACATTTTAGTAAGTACTATGTGTTTGATGCTTTCAGTGGAAAACGACTCAAAGTTCTCAATTTTTTTGGAATACCCTACTGAAAACCCATACATTTTGGAATTTTTTAAGTACTGAAAATACGAATTTCAGTACTTTCTAAAATCGGACACATACTCGTTATTTTATAATAGATATCTTCTGTAAATATATGTAGATATGTCAATAAATGATATTCGTATTGAAACAGAATTCAGGAATATAAGCTTCTCTGGATATAAATTAACAGAGGCAAAAAAACAACTGTTATTAAATCTAAAAAATTCTAAAATAGAACCAAGTTGCTATTGGTGTGCTGAATTAGTATGCTCTGGTCATTATTTGGAATTATGGGAAAATATATTCTTATTTGTAGGAAAACATATACATATCGGAAATCCAAAAATAGCAATCTACTTGGATAAACGTTATAATGTGTTTCGTAATATAATTCAAATGAAACATTATCGTACAATATTAGATTTACGTAATAATTCCACAATACGCACAATGTTTAGTGAAATAATGGTGATATTGTGTCTATCAGTGAAAAAGCCAAGTTTTGAACATATTAAAATAAATAAAACTGAAGAGTTTGATATGACATTATTACGAGAACGATTTAAAGCCGAAAATACGAGCTATGCCACCGAGATATTTCAAGATGAAGACCCTAAAGAGTTATTCATTGCAATAAATGAATTTGCCTATCATATTGGTGGCAAAAAAACGAATATGCAAGAAGCTTGCTATTGGATAGAGTGGATTATAGAATTTGAGTTATTGTGTAGGAAGAGAAAGCAAAAATGTTTATTGAAGCGGCGTAATTATAATGTGGAGAATAAATTCCAGCAAGATACCATATGGATTATATGGGATGCTTTAATTTATTATTGTGAAAAAAATAAGCCTAAAATATTGAATACAGTATTAAATTCAATAAAGGAATTATTCACAGCTAAATATTCCACAGGCACACCTAAGAAAAGAAAATATTTGTTATATTATGCTGTTGAGTTGTTAACAGAACATGTGGACACGAATGTTGAATTAATATCAAATAAAAACACATTGGAAATAGTAGTCAACAAAATAGATGATATATACAAACAAATAAAGAAAAATGAAGTAAGTCCAAATACAGATTACTTGTTCAATGGAGTTCAAAATCATAACTTAGAGAACTCATTGAAAAAGATAAATATGATTGAATCTATGGATTTTGTCCCACAATTATAATAACATATTATGTAATTTGTTATTATAATAATTATTTACCATGTGCCACCGAGTGCAGAGTTAGCGGCCATAGGTTCAAATGTGTCAACAACCGGTTGTTGAGGTACATGTACGGCAGGTGCAGGTGGGAAAGTGTTATCTTGTAATGCAAAATTATCTATATGATCACTCCGACTTGCACTATGTGTTTGCTTATTTTGTTTGGGTTCTTCAAAGTTTTCAGAGGGTCCATTGTATAGTTCATATGCTCTGTCGGCCAAAATATTGGCCTTGAGACCCAATTTTGATTGAATACTAAATACGATGACTAAAAAGGCCAAAATGATACCGGTTAGATTGATGTTTTCATATTTGAATCCACTGTATGTTGGGAAATATGTGATCATACGATGAATCAATAGAATACCGATGAAAATAATCAATAACTGAATACATATTTCTACTAAAAGTTCAACAGAGGATTTATCAGGGTCGGCGTCAGGAATAAAACGATTCATAATCTTGTTGAGAACCAACACAGGGATTATTGCTAAAAATGAGTACTGTACAATATTAATCATTTCACCTTTTGATTCGTCATCAGTGGAAAATACATGTGAGAGAAATGTCTTTTTTTCGTCTTTTAATTCTTGGCTTACTTCCATATATATTAATTAAATATATATTTTTGAATTATATGTTATTTGATTAAAACAATATATAAAAAATAGTGATTATTTAGGTTATATGAGTAATTCAATAGCCGCAGCAAAAAAAAGAAGAGCAGGAATACAAACGTCACAACCTGTCGGTTCATCTGCAAATTCAGGAACATGTTCAATCAATGGACCAAGATCACAAGTACAACAGCAACCAAAAATGACAATACCCATATATTTAGGCCAATTGGAAACACGTATGAAGGAATTAGAGGATAATGTGAAAAATAAAGACCTAAATATTCAGTTACAAGTAGAATCTTCAGAGGGAACAAAACAGATGAATTTGACGGAATATATGGTGGAAATGGATAATAAATTTAACATGGTTGTGAATGAATTGTCAGAATTGAAAAATGTATTATTTGATTTACAGAGGTTTACCATGAATGTAAATGAGAAACTGTTTAACAAAGTCGCTGAAACATCACCACATGATATTTTAGAAAATATTATACAAGAGACAAATGAATTAGAAAATAGCGAAGTAGAAAATCCAAATGTAGAAAATACTGATAATTAATAATATAAAAACATAATAAAAATAATTATATTCATATAAGTAAATGTCGGATTTATTGAAAAATATTGAGAATTTTCAAAGTCAATATTATGAAAATAAGAATAAAAATACATTTTTTAAGAATAAACAGAAAATAGAATTAGCGAAAGAGGTAAGTAATAGCTTTTCGATAGATGAGTTGATTAATTTTACATGTTATAATGTTGCAAATACAAATAGAGTAATTATTGATTATAATATACTCAAATTATATGCAAATCCTGACAATTATGAAAGAATAATAAATCATATTGTAAGTGTGTTTACAACTACAATTAATACTTATGGTAAATTTGAGGTACATATGAATTTAAACACTTTTACGGTTACAGCGGCGGAGAGACATAAGAAGATGGTAGAGTTATTTTGTAATGTATGTATGTTAAATCCAAATACGTCGTATTCTGAATCTACAGATAAGTTTGTAATATATTATTGTAGTAATAGTATCAATCAAATTGGGAATTTATTTTTGTGTTTTGTAAGCCCTATTGTTAAAGATAAAATAGTGTTAATAAAGAAAGAAGAAAGTGATGTATTATGGAATTCGCTATCATCGCCTTAATATTAAATGAAAAAGATATAGAGTGTAAATATCATAGTATGATAGAGCACGGATTCCCGAGCGGTCAAAGGGGCCAGACTTAAGATCTGGTGCGTTAGCTTCGTGGGTTCGAATCCCACTTCGTGCATATAATCCCTTATTGTCTAACGGTTAGGATGTGGCCCTTTCAAGGCTAAGGCCCGGGTTCGATTCCCGGTAAGGGAATAAAAAAATTAGTTTAAGATTTATATAAAGTATATAATTTACTTTATATAAATGAATACCGTACTTTATTTGATAGTATTTATAGTAATAATGTTGATATACATGCATGTAATAAAGCATTATGAATTATCCTTTGAACGTAGTATTGATACGATTGAGTATTCTAAAGAACAAATAAAGGAATGTTGCAAAAACAAACAAGTTGTCATTTTTGATAATATTCTGGAAAATGATAGTGATGATATATGGAAAGGTTCTCATGATTTCTATTTGAAAAGCAGTGAAGAACATTTTCTACAATATCCTCTTTATATGAAATACACAATTGTTGAGAACTTGATGCAAAATAATTCAAAATATTTCAGTGAAAACAATCATAGTATCGCTCATGAAATCCTTTCTGATTCGTGCATTGATAAAGAATTAAGACCTGAATTGTGTGTAAATACTATATATGATATATTATTAGGTTCTCAAAACACGAGAACATTTTTTAATTATCATAAACACCATTCCATGTTTTTGTTTGTACAAAGTGGTAAAATAAGATTATATATCAAATATTCAAGCAATAAAATTATTACAGAATGTGAAAGTAATTATTATGATATGACATATGGTTCTGTTAATAAGTTCTCATATGATGAACAAGTTCTCATAAATGAGAACCAGGTATGTTTTATACCTCCATTTTTACTATATCAAATAGAATATATTGAAAATACTACAATTATGAGTTATTCTTACAACGATCTTGGTAGTTTTGTTTCTCAAATACCTGATATTGGACTTTATTATATACACAGGTTCTCACATAGCCAGAAGAAATCTATTAACACGAAGAAGGGTGTAGTTGTAGAAGAGAGTGATGTTGACGTAGAAAAGGAATATAAGGATGTAAATGAGAACTTGGAAGTAATAGAGGAATAAGTATCCTTGTATTTGTACCGAGTTTTTAAAAATCGAAAGTTTTTATTTTTATTACCTGAATATATTATTACATAACTTATATGAACTTTATCAAAATGAACCAAACTAGCGGATACATCTATATTAGAAACCATCCATCATATGATGTTGATGATGCATGTAAAATGGGTAAGGCAATTAACATTCAGGAAAGGGATACACAATATGCTACTGGTGAGATTAAGAGAGGATATTTTGAAGTGGTATTTGAAGTTCCTATTGAAAAAATGGGAATTGTTGAACGCTTATTACAAAATGAGTTTCGTGAATTAAATGTCAAATATGATGCTGGTACTGAATTTTACAATAAAAAAATTATTACACTTATTGAACCTTATCTAATTACACTTGGAATTAAATATAGAAAATTATCAAAACAAGAAATTAGTGATTTGGTAAGATGCAACAGAGTAAGAAAAACAATAAAAAAAATAAACATTCAATCATTAATCCACATACTAAAATCCAAGAGAACAAATAAACAATATATTTGGACTGAAAGAGATTATCAAACAAATATAATAAATTTTAGTAAAAATGAACTTTTATCGCAAAATAAATTATATATTGAATTACCAACAGGAGGAGGAAAAAGTTATATAGTATATAAGTTATTTGAATACCTTAAAAGCGAATTTATTATTATTGTTTCGCCAAGAAAAATAGTAAATTCACAAAATATTTCACAAAAATATTTACAAATACTAAAAGATAATTATATCACATTCAATTATTCTACTGACAATAACTTTGATGAATATTTAAGATTATCAAATAAAAAAATTGTAATTTGTTGCACACAATCCATTAGTAAAATTTATGAGAGCATATTATCAAATGAAATTATTAATATAACAATTTGGTTTGATGAAGCACATTGGGGAATTGAAGAATGGATTGATAATTTAAAGGATGACAAAATTTCACAATTTTGGTTATTAAATAATAGACATATAAAATATCGTATATTTACATCTGCCTCACCAAATAAACCAAAAATTTTACAAAACGAAAATATATTTGGTAAAATGTATTCACCTATAAAAGTAAAGGAATTAATAGATTTAAATTGGTTATCAAAAATAGAAGTTTGTGTTTATAGTGAAAATATAAAAAATGTTGATAATATAAATTATATCATTAGTGATTTTTGTGAAAAAAATAGATATTTCGGTTTTAGTTTTCATAATAAACAAAAAAACGCATTTAGCTTATTTTATAAGCATTATATAAAATATAAAAGTAATAAAACACATATAAAACCATTCTTATTAGTCAGTGATAATTTTACTATTGAAAAAGAACCAAAATTACAAGAAGTTGTATTAGAGTATAATTATAGAGATATAAAAAACTATGAAACCACAATCCATAGCATTGGTTATGTTGTCGCAAAATATAGTATGGGTTATGATTTTAATAAATTAGATTTTATGTGTTTAAGTGATCCTAAATTATCAATACAAGATATTAAACAATGTATTGGAAGAGGAATTAGACCAGATGAATTAGGAGTGAATGGTTCAAATAGAGAAAAAATATTAAATGTCTCATTACCAGTGTATATTGATGAAAATGGTAATAATAAATATGAAAAAATAATAGAAGTATTAAAATATTTACTATATGATATTGAAATTCCATTTGAAGAAATAGAATTTAAAAATAGATATACTCCTAATCTTAAAAAATCAGAGCACATTTCAAATGATTATGATGGAATAAATTATGTAAAATCTACATTATTAAATTTATTAGAATTAGAAAATAAAAGAACTGTACTTGCTACGACATATGAAAAAGCAAGAAAAATAATTGCTGATAAAAATATAAAAAGTAAGAAAAGTTATGATGAACTATGTGAAAGAGATAATAGATTATCCAAAGAACCTGAAATAGTATTCAAAGGACAATTTATAAACTGGATAGAATATTTAAGTATTGAACGAGTATATTATGATTTGGAAACCTGTAAAAATAAAGTAAGCGATTATTTATTGTTGTATCCTGAATTAAAAAATAATTATTTTGACTTATCATTTGTAAGTAATGAATTGTGTAAAATAGACACATTATTTCCTCCAAATGATTTATGGGTTGAATACTATAATGTCAATGAATTGCAAGATATAATTACTATAACAAATAAGAAAAAAAAAATGGGTGCTATTTTGTAAATATTCGGAAATTGTAATGTTTAGGAATAATTAAGTAAAAAATACTTTTTTTACAATATTATAAAAAAATTGAAATAATTCAATATAAAGAAATATTATCTTATAATACTATATATGGCAATGTCAAAACAATATTCCTGTGATTTATGTAAAAAGGTGTTTAAACAAAAAATTGATTTCACACGACACCAAAATAAGAAAGCACCTTGTATAACATTAACTGAAATGCAACAAATTAGTCAAACAAAAGAAGTTAAAATGGATAATAAAACCACACTCATTGGTGTATTCAAAAATTGTTTGAATATATTGAGAGATAATGAAGGTTTAACAGGTGAAAAGGCATTAAGAACTCTGTCTTATTTGCTAATATTAAAATTACTTGAACCTCATTTTGGAGGTGAAATAAATATTTATGATTATGAATATGATTTTAGTCATATCGAAGATGAAATGATTGAAAAACATAAAAATAAATTATTAGAAATTGTTCGTTTCAGTAATCTGTCAAATGAAAAAGAGGATAATATTCCTGTAAATATGAAATATTTATGGGATGATATTTTATCAAATCATCCTACCACAAAAAATATATTCTTGAAAGACAAAGGGTTTGATATTCAACACAAATCAACCTATAAAAAATTAATTGATAAACTAAACTCTCTTGACTTATCTCAAACTGAATATGATGTTTTGGGTAATGCCTATGAGGAAGTTATTCAAGATATTATGACAGGTAAAGTGTTAGGACAATTCTTTACACAGCCATTAGTCAAGAAAATGATGGTGAAATTAATCAATCCACAAATATATCCTGACGGCAAAATAGATACTTGTGGAGACCCTACTATGGGGACTGGTGGTTTCTTGATTACCTATTTACAATATATTTTACAACAAGCAACTGCTAAAAATATTAAACCTGATTGGGATTTTATCAAAACCGAAGGATTGTATGGTAAAGAATTAGAACCTGATACATATCAACTGGCGGTTTCCAATATGTTAATCTCATCAGGACATATGTTTGAGGGTTTAGACAGAGGTGATAGTATTCGTGTTCCTATCACAAGAAAGTTTGATAATATTCTTGCAAACCCACCATTTGGGATTAAGGGGTTAAAATATGATGATTTTCAAAGTCCATTGAAGACAGAATATGTTCCAATCAAAACAGATAATGCTGTTTCCTTGTTTATTCAAGCAATTATTTATATGTTGAAGATTAATGGTAAATGTGCTGTTGTATTACCTGACGGACAAGATTTATTTTCAAAAACAAATACCACATTAGTTGCGATTAGAGAATATCTTATGAAAACTTGTGATTTGAAAGAAATAATATATCTACCATCAGGTATATTTACATACACATCCATTAAAACTTGTGTGTTTTACTTTGTGAAAAAGAGAGAAGGAACTGATGTTTTGGAAACCATGATTACTTATTCTAAAACTACACAAAAAGAAACGAAAAGAAATTACAAGTTTTCAAAAACACATCAAACAACCAAAGTTAAGTTTTATGATTACAATCCTTATGAAGATGTAAAAAATCTATTGGTTGAAGTTCCTATTGAGAAAATCGTGAGTAATTCATATTCACTTAATTATGCTGAATATATGAAAGATGAAACCGAAGAAGAACAATATGAAGAAGGTGTTGTTGTGAAAACACTTGGAGAAGTTTGTAAGTTCTTACCAAAAAGTAAAAGAAGTGCTAAATATGGTAATAAAGAAGGATTATATCCATTCTTTAAAAGTTCTACAAAAATTGATAGTTATATTGATGAACCAGATTATACAGAAGAAAGTTTAATAATTGGCGATGGAGGAGAAGCAAATATAAATTATGGTATTAAATTCTCAACCAGCGACCATTGTTATATTCTTCAAAATAAAAATAAATTATTATTAAACCTTAAATATGCTTATTATTATTTGTATCATAATTTAGATATGATGAAACAATTATATACAGGCGTTGCTATTAAAAATATTTCAAAAACAAATATTGAAGGAATAAAAATTCTCATCCCATCACTTGAACGCCAACAAGAAATCGTAACTTATTTAGATTTCATATACGAAAAGGCAAACAAAACAAGTAATGAGAAAATTGCGGAATTGAAGCAACTGAACGAGTTTTGTTTGAATAACCAAAAAATATTTGGTGAGAATATTGTAAAAACACTTGGAGAAGTATCAAAAATAAACTATGGAAAAAGAATTACAAAAAGTAAAAATGAAGGTAGTGAATATTTTGCGTATGGTGGAGGTGATTTAATGTCATATAAAGTTAATGAATATAATAGAGATGGAATTACATATAAAATTTCACGAGATGGTTTATCAAAACATAATTGTATAACAAAATTATATGGGAAATTATTTCTAAATGATACTGCATTAACATTAGATACATTAGATGATAAAAGTGTAAATAATTATTATATTGGCGAGTTCTTATTAAGTCAAAAAAGTTATATTTATGATAACTGCACTCACGGAACAGCACAATTACATATTGATATAAATAATTTAATGAAATTAAAAATCCCAATTCCATCACTTGAACGCCAAAAAGAGATTGTTGAATATTGTGAATATAATGACACACTAATCAAACAATTAGAAAAAGAAATTGAAAATAATAAAAAACAAGCACAACAATTTATTACAGGTATTGTAAAAGCACAAGTGAAAGAAGAAGCGGAAGAGAAAACTGAAACAAGTTCAGTAAATGCTGAAACAAATGAAGTCATTCAAGACACATTACCAAATGAAGAAGAAATCATAATTGAACCAAAACCAAAGACAAAAGTTATTATCAAGAAAAAGGTAAAGAAACCTCTTCTTATTGTTGAAGACGAAGATATTGTTGTATAACTATACAGTCAATAATGTATTGTCTTGAAAAACTCAAAGAAAGATATCTACATTAACATTAAGTCGTTTTCATTTGAACCGAATAGTTAATGATAATAATAAACAAATTTTCGTTATTTGAGACCATTAAAAATGTAATTATTAGTTAGGGTTAGGATAATTAAAAATATAATGTAATAATATTATATTTTTTATTTAATATCCACCGCGTAATCGGAGAACCAAATGTAGTGTGGATTCCTTTTGGATATTGTAATCAGAAATAGTGCGACCATCTTCTAGTTGTTTGCCAGCAAAAATAAGACGTTGTTGATCTGGTGGTATTCCTTCCTTATCTTGAATTTTCTTCTTAATATCATCAATAGTATCTGCTTGTTCCACATCTAATGTGATCGTTTTTCCTGTAAGTGTTTTCACAAATATCTGCATATTATGGATTTATATACAAAATAACTTTTATATTGATTCATAAAATAATTCAAAATCATGAACACACTATTATGGAGTTCATAAATACCAATTAGAATATATTTATTTCTAATAATTATATAAATGTGTTATAATAGCAGCTCATCAATAACAAATTATGCATATGTAACATTACTTTCAATCATTTTGTATTTGTATGGCGACAAATATGATAAACATATATCATTATTTGCTTTCATTGTTGTTCAAATGCAACTCGCTGAATATTTCATGTGGAAAGACCAAAAGTGTGGAATTACAAATAAAATAGCAACAATTGTCGCTAGAGTGATATTATTTTTACAACCTCTTGGAATACTTTTGGGTAGTTATTTATTCAATACAATGAACATTTCCAATAATATTATATTGATTATAACCACTATATATTCTTTGGTATTTTCAGTAAATTTTATTGACTATTTTAATGAAAATTCAAAAATATGTAGTTTGGATAAAGACGGCCATTTACAATGGCATTTTTTCAAACATAATATTGATTTCAAATTCAAAAATATAAATGTCATATTTCAATTGATAATATACTTAACATATTTCATTATATTTTTATTTTCTTGGTTACTCTTCAAAAATACTACATTAGGAATTTTCACTTCATTATTAATGATTATAATATTCCTGTTTCATTATATTCAATTTCCCAAAAATAATCAATGGACCACATTATGGTGTTTTCATGTAAGCATTGGATATACAATATATGCTATTGTAAGAGCTTTAGATTACAAGTATGGTATATTTTACATATCATAATTATATGAATGTTTTTACAATTTATTTATAAATAGGTTCTCATTTTCGGTATAAACTATCTTATTATAGTATATAAATGAAAACCAGAGCACATACAATGAAAAATAAACACAAACATAAGAAACAAATAAGAGAACACAACACAAGTATTAAAAAGCATGGATTGAAGGATAATTTTAAGAAAAATTTAGTAGAAACATTTATCGGTATGTTAAATACAGTAAAATTATATCATTGGAAGACATATGCATATTCAACACATGAGTCCTTGGATGTATTATATAAAGAATTAAATGAATACATTGATGAGTTCATGGAAACTTTATTGGGAAAAGATGAGTCGCGCATACCCAACTTCAAAAAAAATATTGAGCTTTTCAATGATAGTTCTGAGAACCTGTTCAAAGAAAAAATCTATAATTACAGAGATTATTTAATGGAAATGGACCGAGTTTTAGATAAAAAATATCATAGCGATTTGTTGAATATTCGTGACGAAATTCTTGGTACAATTAATAGGTTCTTGTATTTAATGACACTCAGCATATAAAATTCTAAAATTGCAACATACCATACAATGTTGGCATTAATTTGCTGTAATTATTGATACCAATTTCTCTCATACGTAATGCATTCAAAGACTTCATTTTCTTAATATAAAGCTGCTTTTCTTTGTATATTTTCTTCCATGTTCTCTGAATTAGTCTAATATAATGTGTTTTCAGAACAACATTATATACACCATCATCGCTTATATGTAATTTCATAATATGGACTTGTGGGTTCACTATGTAACATATACTCATAGAATGTAGATAAGATATAATATCTTTAAATGGATGCTTCAAAAATCGTCTACATGATATAGATGACATTAATACGTATTTTTCTTCTTTCTTTATGTATCCAGGCAATCCTATGTAATATTTATTGGTTTGATGTGCTTCGTCTTCATCTGACTCATAGAACACGTCACCAAGCAATTCCATTTCATCTTCTGTTTCGCTTTCTGTTTCATCGCTCAAATCAAATAGCTCTTCAGATGATTCCGATTGATAATTGAAATCGCTTTGAATTTCACTCAAGTCTATTGTTTCATTCATGATGAAGTTTTATACAATTGTTGTTTATTTATTTTTTAACTTCAATTTTTTCATTATGAGATGTGTGTTGTGTATTCTTTGCTATCATATACAATGATAGTTCTCATTTTTTCATTCAAAAAGGGCCATATTATCGTTGTCATACTATAAATATACCAATTTGGATTTATAACATATATTTTCTCTAAATTTGTGCTGTATTTTTTACTAATAAGTTCTCCCAGACCTATCCCAACTTGTGGTTGCATAAAGTGTTTCATGTCAAATCCTTTACAATCCATTACCCAAATCCACTTTTCTGTTTTGATCGTTTGTAATTCATTATCATAATGATGAATAATTCCTGAACAATCGTAATATTTCGTTGCTTGTGCCGGACATGTGTAGTAAATAGTAGTGTTCTCATTTTCCGAGATTTTTTTCAATGAATGAGAACCAGGCTCCAAATTACATGTGTTGCAAATCATATATTGCTGCTTATATATTATATGTTTGTATTATCCGAAACAATAAAATACCTATATATATTATAATGAGTGCAATAAATACAAGTAAAATAATAAAAAAAGCCGAGGAAAATCAACCGGAATTTAAAAAATTAGACAATAGAATCAAGTTCTCATTTACGATTACATATATCTTGTTAATAACAGTGATATCAATAACATTCATTGAAGCATTACGAACAAAAACACCATATGAAAGGCATATATTAAATTTAGAAACATGTATAGCCCTCATTTCTGCGTATTTTTATTCAGTTTTTGTTGATAAAATTGTCACAAGCGAAGAACAAATGAAACCGACGGATTGGGAAGAAATATCACAAAATCGTTATCTAGATTGGTTGATTACTTCGCCTTTGTTACTATTAACATTATGTATATTCTTCACATCTAAAGATAAGAAACCAGTGAAACTTGCTAGTATTTTAATTTTAGTGTTGCTTACTTACATAATCCTCTATATTGGATATTCAGGAGAGATTGGTACTATTAACAAATATGTATCCTTTGTGTTGGGTATTTTTGGTGCCATTATATTGTTTTATGTGATGTATACTAAATATATTTTGCCTTATAACAAACGTACAAATAATATATTGTTTGCTTCATTTGTAACGATATCATCCTTATATGGAGTTGCCTATTTATTTAATGATGAATACAAGAACATGGCCAATAACTATTTAGATATGTTTTCTAAGGTATTCATTGGTCTTGGTTTTTGGATGTATTTTTCTAATATGGTAGCATTGTAATGTACCTTTGATTTTACATGAATGACGTATAGCAAAAAGCAGTACCCAAAAATCAAATGCAAAGTACTGAAATTCAGAAAAATTGAAACCTATTGAAAGCAATAGTCTATAAGTACAAACTAAGCATTCTATTAACGATGACTCCTTCTGATAACAACACACTTGAGAACTTGGTCAACACTCTTACAGACACACAGATGACTCTCCCACAAGATATCATATGTGCTACCATCTCGTCTCATTACCATAAGAATGCTCGCATAAGGATCACAGACTTCTTGAATGATCCTTCGCAGCGTATGGTTACATATGGATATTCATCTGGCGGGGCAAGAGCACACATCTTATACCGTTCTGAGAACGGTAGACTGTTCCTTGTCTTCAAGACTGCTGACCGTGGCTACCGCGTGTATTATCTGAGAAAGGACTTGTTATATGACGTATTTGAGGAGCATGAGAATGAAATTCCGTACTTTGAGGAGCATGAGAACGAAATTCCGGACGTTGAGGAGCATGAGAACGAAATCCCGGACTTT